CAGACAGGGTACGATCTGGAAAAGTGCCTTGAAACAGCTTATAACGAAATAAAATTAAGAACAGGTGAAACAAAAGACGGGGTTTTTATCAAGGGTTGATTTAAGTTTTTACTTAGACGCTGAAGAGATAGGATTAGGGGTTTTCTATGAAAGACACAGAAGAGGTAGGATTTTCTCTATCTCGCTGCTCATGTTGCATTTAAGAGTCTTTATAAAAGACAAGCCTGTCGAGCGAGTCTGGTATTAACGTTTTTATTGGTTAGTCAGGTGGCCCACTGCATAATTGGGTCGATCAACTTGGGATGTAGCTCAGTTGGTTAGAGCACCTGTCTTATACACAGGCGGTCATGGGTTCAAGTCCCATCGTCCCAACAATCAGGGAAAGCTCCTGGTTATTAGCCTCTTACTTTTTAATCTGAGGTTAATTTTAAAATTGCTCCCTCGCAACGGTGAGGGGCTTATGCCCTCGTAGCTCAGATGGATAGAGCAACGCACTTCTAATGCGTAGGTCTCAGGTTCGATTCCTGACGGGGGTACTAAACTTTAATACAATGCCTAATTTATCTTGCCCTGATTGCGGAAAAGAAAAGTACGTAGACAAGCTTACCATTAAGATTAAAGATGGTGAGACATACTCTCCTGAAGCGGAATGCGAGTGTGGTGGTGTTATGATCAACTCAAGCCCTAAACAAGGCATACCTAGCTTAGGTAGAATGAATAATCTTGGTCAAAGTTATTAATGTCCAATCTAGTAAACATAGAAGAGTATGAAGATCAAGCTATTAAAGTCGACCCTAACGGCACAGAAGGTGATCTCATCGAGCTTCATGGGCTTCTTGTTGTGCTACCTAAAAAACCCAAAAGATCAGACATTCTGTTCTACGATAAACCAAAGTCTATGCAAGTGTGGCAAAGGCTGGAAATGCCAGAAGAGCTACGTAGGATTAGAAGCATGGATGAGTGGTATGAGAGGCCAAAGGAGTTCCGCAATCGCTTCTCTTCATACATCGAACAGGAGTTTGACCGCCGTCGCAACGGTGTTTGGTTTTACAATAACGGGGAGCCTACGTATATTACAGGCCGACACTACATGTTCTTACAGTGGAGTAAAATTGATATTGGCTACCCTTCCTACTTATCCTTTCAGCGTGAAATATTTTTACACATGGCTGCGTGTGAAGCTGATCCTCGTTGTATCGGTCAGCTTTATACTAAGTGTAGGCGTTCTGGCTACACTAATGTCTCTTGTTCTATACTTGTGGACGAAGCTACTCAAGTTAAAGACAAACTTCTTGGTATTCAGTCGAAGACTGGTAAAGACGCTCAAGAAAACATTTTTATGAAAAAAGTGGTAGCTATATTTAAAGGCTACCCTTTCTTTTTTAAACCTATACAGGATGGAACTACTAATCCTAGAATGGAATTGGCTTTTAGAGAGCCATCAAAAAGGATAACAAAAACAAACAAAACATCGAATGTAGGTGACGCTCTAAACACCATTATTAACTGGAAGAACACAACCAACAATGCATACGATGGTGAGAAACTTCATTTTCTTTATCTTGATGAAGCTGGAAAGTGGGAGAAGCCATCTGACATCCGTGAAGCGTGGAGGATTGAAAGAACGTGCCTTATTGTTGGCCGTAAAATTGTGGGAAAAGCTTTGGTGGGTAGTACAGTAAACCCTATGGACAAAGGCGGAAAGCAATATAAAGAGTTGTGGAACGATTCAGACCCGTCAGAAAGGAACGCAAACGGAAGAACCAAGTCAGGGCTGTACAGAATCTTTATACCAGCATATGAGGCTTTAGAAGGGTTTTTTGATATTCACGGTAACCCAGTCGTAGAAGACCCTGAAAAACCATTAAAAGGGGTGGACGGGGCTCCAGTAGAAGTGGGGGCTAAAACGTATCTTAAAAACGAAAGAGGCGGCTTGAAGCACGATCCAGGCCAAATGAACGAAGTGATACGACAGTTTCCATTTACAGAGGACGAAGCTTTTAGAGACAGTATCGACGGCAGTATTTTTAACATCGGTAAGATATATCAGCAGATAGACTTTAACAACAATATGTTTCCAAACCCTGTAGTCAGGGGTAATTTTATGTGGAAGACGAAAGACAAAGAGGTCATTTTCTCTCCAGACGTAAAAGGTAGATTTAGGGTTACGTGGCATCCTGACCCGTCAGACAGAAACAAGTATTTAGATCAAAAAGGCAAGAAGATACCAGCCAACTCAAACGTAGGAGTAGGAGGTGTTGACTCTTATGACCTCGACGAAACGGTAGACGGTAGAGGGTCGAAGGGAGCCATGCATATGTACAAGAAGTTTAACATGTCGCCTCCATCTAACATGTTTGTAGTAGAGTATGCTTCTCGTCCAGACCTTGCTAGTATTTTCTACGAAGACGTTTTAATGTGTGCTTTTTACTACGGTTGGCCTCTTCTTATCGAAAACAACAAGTATGGTATAGTTCGGTATTTTGAGTCGAGAGGTTATGACGGGTATATAATGGACCGCCCAAAACACTTGATGGCTGCGTCTTCCAAATCAAATGTAAAAACAAAAGGCATACCGTCTAACTCTCAAGACGTAATACAAGCTCACGCTCAAGCTATAGAGTCTTATATACATAATCATGTAGGTATAAAACCAGACACCGATCAGGTAGGGAACATGTATTTTAACAGAACCCTTGAGGATTGGATAGGATATAAGATCACCAATAGAACCAAGTTTGACTTGACTATTAGTTCTGGGCTGGCTCTTATTGGGGCTCAAAAATTCAAAGAAGAGAAGAAAGTAAGTTTTTCAGACAAGACCTTCTTCAGGAGATATAAGCCAAAACCTAGAGAGTTATAGATTTATTATATTTGCGGTTAAATGAGCACCCAAAACAATAAAAAGAGTTCGGGATTTCCTGATCCTTTAGCCCTAAAGGAGGATAAGCTAAGTAAGAAGTATGGCTTGCAGTACGCTAAAGCTATATATTCTCAGTGGGGTGACGGACATCAAAACGGATCTTTATTCTCTAGAAGGAAGAAAATTTTTCAAACTAACAGGTCGTATGCTAACGGAACTCAAGACACGAGCATATACCGTCAGTTGCTTACGAGTTTAGACCCAAGTAATGGGGATGGAAGTTTTTTAAACTTAGACTTTACTCCAGTACCTATCTTACCTAAGTTTGCTAGAATTGTTGTAAACAAGATATTGTCATCTGAGCCATACCCAAATATAGAAGCGGTAGACCCTCTTTCTTCTTCTGAAAAAGACAAGGAGAGAAGGAAGATTGAGATGAAGATAGCTAGCAAAAAAGCTATGCAAAAGGCTCAGGAAAAAACGGGTCTGGACATGGGGGTTGATAAAATCCCAGACACTTTAGAAGAGGCTGAAATTTTTATAGGCAATAATATAAAATCCTCATCTGAAATAGCTGCTCAAATTGCTACTGAACTAACGCTAAAGTGGAACGACTTTAACGACTCTACATATAGAAGATGTGTAGGTGATTTGGTTTCTTTAGGCATGGCGGTAGCTAAAAGAAGCAACGATCCTAACTACGGGATAAACGTGGAGTACGTAGACCCAGTAAACTTTATACATAATAAAACAGAAGACCCAGGGTTTAAAGATCTTGTTTACGCTGGGAGTATAAAGTCGATAACCATAGGGGAGTTGAAAAGAATGGCTGGGGATCAGTTTACTGATGAAGAATACAAAAAAATAGTAAACAGCGCCTCAAGAAAGAACGGTAAAAACCTAAACTCAAGCTCTATAAACTACGACCCATACAACAACGCTTCTCATAGTACTTACGACGAGTATATGATTGACGTGATGGATTTTGAGTTTAAGGCTGTCGATTGTGTTTATTTTGAGGAAAAAGAAAGCAGATACGGTAATTTAGGTTTTTACAATAAAGGAGATAATTATAGAGCCCCTCAAAACTCAGTATTTAAAAGGGACGTAAAAAAGCTAGAGGTAGAGTCTGTTTACGGAGGCGTTCTGGTTGTAGGAACAGATTATATTTTTAACTACGGTCAAATAGCTAACGTTCCTAAGAACCTAAACGATATATCAAGAGCTAACTTATCATATTCTGTTGTTGCTAACAACCTTGAGGATATGATACCAAAATCAATGGTTAATAGCTGCATAGGTTTTGCAGATCAACTGCAGTTAACTCACCTGAAAATACAGCAAGCTATAGCAAAAGCAAAGCCTGACGGGATTATTATTGATATCGAAGGGTTAGAGAATGTGCAGCTAGGTAAAGGTGGAGAGTTACAGCCTTTAGAGCTTCATGATATTTACGAGCAGACAGGTGTATTCTATTACAGAAGTAAAAACCCAGATGGAGGCTTTCAGAACCCTCCTATCAGGGAGATAGGTAATAGCATAAGAAACATAAACGAGTTCATTGCTCTGTACAACCACTACCTGAGAATGATCAGGGATACTACTGGTATCAATGAGGCTATGGACGCTTCATCACCTAAGGGTGAAGCTTTGGTTGGTGTTAGGCAACAAGCTATTGCAGCTGGAAACAATGCTATATATGATATAACGAATTCTTCGATGGTCTTGTACAAGAAGGTTTGTCAGGATATAGTCAAGTGTGTTCAAATATTACCTCTTGGATCTATCATATATAAGGCTTACGAGAACGCAATAGGTAAGGAGAACGTATCAATACTATCTACGTTTAGTAACCTTCCTATGTACAACTTTGGTGTTCATGTTGTAAAGGAGATGGAGGAGATAGAGAAGCAATACTTAGAAGCTAACATACAGCAGTCATTAGCTCAACAAGAGCTGGACATAGAAGACGCTATAGCTATAAGGCAGTTGAAAGATATTAATCAGGCTGAAAGGTTGTTGATAGTTAGGCGCAAAAAAAGAATTGCAAGAAACCAGCAAATAGCTCAGCAAAACTCTCAGATGCAAGCTCAGATTCAGCAGCAATCAGCTATGGCTACATCTCAAGCTAAACAGCAAGAGATGCAGATGCAAGCTCAGATAGATGCTCAGATGGCTCAAATGAAGTCTCAGCTAGACATGCAGCGAATTCAACTTGAATACTCTTTTAAGAAAGAGATTGAGATTATAAAGTCTAATGCTTTATTGGGTATAAAGTCTACAGAACAAGAGTTTAAAGAAAAAATAGACATACTGAAGGAGGACAGAAAAGACGAAAGAGTTAAAAAGCAAGCTATAGAGCAAAGCAAGCTTATCTCTCAAAGAGAAGGAAGTAGAGGAGAGCTGCCAGAAGCTCAGCAGCAACAACAACAAGCAGACCCCAACGAACTAATAAATCAGATTATCAATGGCTAGTGTAAACTTAGATATAGCTCAAAGGTTAGATATCACATGCAGAAAAGGAGACTCTTTTCAGCTTGAGCTTGACTTTGGTCAGGACATGAGTGGAACTTGGCTCATGGAGGTCCTAGAATCTGACAACGTTGATGGAAACACTTTAATACCTTTTGTTGTTACAGTTTCAGATGGGGAAGCAACAAACTCAAAAGTAACAATAACAGCCCAAGCATCTGATGTAGATATATCTGGGGTTTATGTTTACGACTTACAAAAAACCTCTGGCAGTAACGTTACAACCTACCTGTATGGTATTTTTAAAGTAAATGAAGACGTATCCCAATGACCACAACCGTAATAAAAGTCTTGCTTGGTGGTCAAGCGCCTATAACGTTAAGCGTACCTGATATAAATGTAGTAAGGAACTTAACCGTACCTGACATAAACGTAGTAAAAGTATCAGGTGTCGTTGGGGGTGGTGGGGGCGCTGTAGACTCAGTAAACAACCAAACTGGTGTTGTGCTATTGGATACCGACGACATCCCAGAAGGATCCAATGAGTACTACAGAGACACAAAGGTCGATGCGAGGATATCTTCGGCAAGTATAAATGATTTATCCGATGTAAACGCACCCAACTTAAATGCGGGTGATGTATTAGAGTATACTAATGGTCGATGGGAATCGTCAGGCAAGGTTTCAGCTATTTATGAACGTCTTAAATCTGATACTGGAACACAACTATATAACACTTCAAATGATAAAGACAGGTCTTATGTAGACTTGCAGTCCACAGAAGGTAAGCTAGGATTGAAGCAGACCTTCATTAAAAGCTCACAAGCAAGTCCTGGACTTATCGAGTTTAGTGTTGGCTGCGGTGCTGAAGGTTCTGAAGTTGAGTTTACCTCACTGACTGTCGAAGGCACGACCTCAACAGGAGTATCAGATGTAGTTGTTTCTGATGGTGCTCAATTTAAAATTGAAGACGGGAATGGTTACAAGGCATGGTTTAGGCCATCGGGCGCAGCCGTATCAGACACGACTCTTTCCCTGCCTAGTACGGGTGGCCAACTTGCTCTGACTAGCGCAATTCCAACGTCAGTTGTAAACCTAACCGACGTTACTAGTGCTGGCAGCGGTGAAATAATCACAAGTGCAGAACGCACCAAGTTGACAGGCATTGCCTCGAATGCGGAAGTGAACGTCAATGCCGATTGGACTGCAACGACAGGCGACGCTCAGATTTTGAACAAGCCCACACTTGCAACGGTGGCAACTTCGGGAGCATATAGCGACCTAAGCGGAACACCTGCTATACCAGCAAACATAGATGACTTAGCAGATGTTGATACGTCAACTACTGCACCTACAGACGGTCAGGCTTTGACATGGGATAATAGCTCGTCTAATTGGGTTCCTGCTACGATTTCTGGAGGAGGTGGCGGTTCGTTATGGACGGCTAGTGGTAGCGACATCTATTATACTGCGGGGAATGTAGGAATAGGGACATCCAGTCCATCTGAAAAATTAGAGGTTGCGGGCAATGTTAAAGTGAACGATGGCACAAGCAACATAACCATCTATTCTGCCACAGCACCCACCAGTACCCCCACTGGCACATACAATGTTTCTATTGGTGAAGCATCGGGTTTAAAGGTTACTTCAGGCATTGGAAACGTAGCCATTGGATACGAGTCTGGTCGAGATATAACAACAGCGAGTGCGGGTGTATACATAGGATACAGGG